CTTCTACTTCTTCGACTTCATTAACTACTTCTTCTTCTACAGCGGAATCATCCATCTCTTGAAGTTTAGCAGCTAACATATCTTTTAAGTGAGGAGTTAAAGTCTCTTCTAAAGCTTCTTTAGCGTTAGCAATAGCGGCTTCTCTTATAGATTTAGCTTCAGCAATAGCTTGCTTGAATAAATCTTTATTTGCCATTACAAAAAAATTTTTGGATTGCTGTGGTTATTCATAAACCACAATTGAATTAATATAAGTTTGATGCAGTAAGAACTGCATATTCGTATATAAATATATAGAGATTCCGGAAAACCGTTATGCTCTTAATATATCGTTTATGATATTGTCTAAATTTAGGTATTTAGAAACCTTTTTCTTACCTTCACTTAATGAAATAGGATTCATAAATGCTCCATGAGTAGAAGGATTAGAAACAAAATCCCAACAAACAAGTTCAAAGTCTGGCTGTACTGCTAAATGACCTTCTGATGTTTGTTGTACTGAACCAGTACCTCTTGAACTGATACCTATAGTGTGTCCTGCTTTGATAATTTCTTTAACTATATTACCTGATGGAGTATTTAAAAGTTCAACTTTTCCCATTAAATCATCTCCTTTCCAGTATAAGTCTTTTACTATATGAGAAGCATTTTTTAATGAAACTATAGGTGATTCAGGATGGTCAAGCTCACCATACGCATTACCATTATTAACGAACTCATCCATATACTTTTTAACTTCTCTCATTAAAATTTCTTTAGTATAGATTCTACCGTTTTGGTTTTTAGCTCCAGCTCGTTGCATTACTCCTTCAACCTCAAATACACCAGGTCTTTCCTTAGATTCTCTAAGTATAGGGTTAAATTTAGTTACTTCTACTAATAAATTAGACATATTTAATTTTTATTCGTTACAGTGTGATTCGTATACTTTATATCCTTCTTTCATTAAACCTTCAACTATCTTTTTCATTTGAGCTTCATTACAATGAGAAGCTACTATCATATCTTTACCTTTCATTTCGAACGACATATTAGTATCTTTATAAGCTTCTTTAAGCTTATTATAGATTTCATTACAATGAGCTTCATCAACTCTCATGACTTGTTCATTACAATGAGCTTCATTTGTTTTCTTTCTTTTATGTCCATGATGTGAAGAATTTATAATCTGTAATTCGTTTACTGGTACATCTTTAACTGTCTTGCTTCCTTCTTTAAAAAATACATCATAATGAGTTACAGTGCCATCTTCTAATAAAGTGTGCTGCTCTTCTAAACAAATACCGTGTCCATACTTTTCATGTAGTACATGATTAGCACAGTCGTGTTGTATTTCTTCTTCGTTAGCAGGAGCATCACCAGTTGCTGCAGGTTGATCGTCAGATAAATCTCTTATAAACTCTAATGCTCTTTTCATTTTGGCATTTTTAAAAATCTGAGGATTTTCTTTATCATCGATTTGATCTATAAACTGTAAAAGAAGTCCTGCCATAGATTTAGCATCTTTTACTGCTACATTAGCTTTAGATAAAACTGCAGTTGGAAGTTCAACTTCGCTGGTTAATTTTGTTAATTTATTCTCTGTTAAGAATTTTTTAATATCGAATGGTTTCATTTTTTTTTATTTTTATTTTCTTTAACTGGTGTAAAAACAGTTTGTTTAGGATCTTCTTCAGAAAGTGCACTACCCATTTTAGCAGCATCAATATCTGCTTGAGTTAATACTTTAACTTTAGGTTGTTCGATTCCTTTAGTAAAGCCTAATTTTACTACTGGTCTTAAATCTCTATTAAAAGCAGTTTCAACTGCAGGTGATAAGAATCCTCCAACTTGTAGCCCTTCTTCATTCTTAACATCTCCCATAGCATCAAATGCTTTTTGAATTTTTTTTCTAGTATTTTCATAGTAACGCTCAATATCAGTAACTATATCTTGTAATGTCATTACTACTCCTTTCATTCCATCAAATCCAGCATAATTATCAGCCATTTTAGCTAACTCTTGAGTAGCTGCTTCATTGATTACGCCTTCTTCAAGTACTTTAGTTACTATAGCTTTGATTGCATCTTTAGCTCTTTCATTATACTGAGTTACTGGAGGTATTTTTGATCTTTGTTTATCTTTAGGATCACTCAATCTAGCTCCTCTTTCTCTAGCGTCTTTAGTTAACCTACCTTTTACTAAATTACCTGACTTAGTAAAGTAATGTCCTTTTGGAGCACCTTTAGTTTCTCTCATTAAACGGTTCAACAATGCCATAGCAGGTTTCATTATAGGATTTTTTTCAAAATTATCAGCATGATCGTCAATAAATTGAAGTAAATCTTTCATAGTTTGATAATCTTCATCTGCTATATAAGCTAAGTCTCCTTCACTCATATCTTTACCCATAGCTTTTTTAATAGCTTTATCTTTAGCAGCTAAATAATCATCAGAATCAACATCACCATCTCCATCATGATCTTTTCCTTTCTTTTCATCTAAATCAGCTGCGCTAGGAAACATATAACCGTAATTAGCATCGAAAAATTCCATAAAATCTTCCATACCTTCTTTATTTCCTTCTTCAGTTCCGTCCCATTTACCATCTTGATCCCAATCTTTATGAGTTCTATAATACTCCATTACTATTTCATCGGAAATCATACTAACTCCAGTTTTAGGGTTTCTAAAGTGATCTTGTATTTGTTTTGCTACTGATTCTTCATGTGTAGACTCTTCTAATTTTCCTTCTCTAACAGCAGAAGTGCCTTCATTAATACTGTCTAAAGTTTTTTTAAGTTCTTTTTTATAGTTTTTAATAGCTTCTAAGGCTCCTGATTTATCTTTCTTTTCTATTTTATCAATAACATCTGCTAATGATCTGTTTTCAGAATGATAATTCACGTCTTCAAATGAATCATAAAGTTTTTGTAAATCTTCTAGAGAAGTATTTAATCTTATTTTTAAACCCGCTTTAAGCATTCCTTCATAATCAAAATCTGATGAAAATTTATCTCCTAATTGATAAGGTTTAACTGATTTATCTTCTTTACCGTAATCTTTTATAGCAGCCATCTCTTCATCTGACATCTGTTCATCTATAAATGTACGTTTAGCTTTTTCAATATCTCCTTTGGCTAAGACTTTTACTATCTTACGTCCTAAAGTTTCTAGATCAGCATCTTTTAATGAATGAGGTCTTTTGAATCCTTTTAAATATCCTTGTCCTATTTCTACATAATCATGAGGATCTATAACATCCTTTACTGATTTAGCTGCTCTTTCTTCTACTTTAGCACTATGATCTGTTACATTTACATCTTGTGCTTTTAGGTCCATTACTACATCATACATATAAGCATCTGCTTGACCTGAAGCTATATATCCGTCACTAAAATCAAAGTATATAATTACGTTACCTGCTCCATCATTATCAACCATATCCATCTTAACAAAGTTTCCATCAGAAGCTCCGTCTAAAATAGACATTGCTTTTTTATACTCTGCTTTTGGAACTTTAACATAGTGATGATCATCACCTTCACCTTCTTTAATAAACTTATCTTTAACTTGTTTGTAAATATTTTTTAAATCATCTTTTAAATCCTCATCATCTTCCCATCCTCTTTCATTAGCATAATAATCATAGACATCATCAGCATTTTTTAAACCTTTAATTGCTTGTAAAGTATTATCATCTACTTTATCACTAATATCTTTTTCGTAATCAAAAACATATTTTTGAAGAGGAGTTAATTCTGCTTCATCTAAAGGTTGGTCATTATCTAAATAAGCTCTTTCTAATTGTCTTATAAAATACTGTCTTTCACCCTCGTCACCTGCAAATTCAGGATGAACGAAATCTGCTAAATCATTTGCATTTTCAACTTCAGCAAATTTATCAATCATAGCTTGAAATCCTGCTCTATCTCTAAAGTAAGCTTCATGGTATTGCTCTAGCCAAACATCAAGAGCTTCTTTTTGCCCTGGGTTAAGTTTACTAAAGTCCATATTATCATAGTCATCATAAGCATCATAGTCTTCGTTAACATTTGCAGAATCAATATTTTCTTTAAGAGTAGCTTTTTTCATGCCATTAAAGGTGTCAACTTCGTTTCCTTTTTTAACAGGAACCATTTGGTCATGCTTATCAACTTTTGAAGACTCTCCAGATACAAGGTTTATATAGTAAAGAGGATCTTTTTCTAAATTCTTTACTACTTTTTTGCAAGCTTTTTCTTTATCTTCTAGAGTAATACCTTTTAAAGTAACTGAGTCAAATCCTGCTGCTTCTAATTCATAATCAATACCTCTTTCTATATCATGCATAGGAAACTTGTCAATACCGTCTATTTTAGAGTACTCTATCTCTGCTGAAGATGTGTAAGGCTCTTCTTTCTTAGCTTCAAAAATAAATCCTTTTGATTTTAAAATTTGGACAGTATCTTGGTATCCACTGTAAGGAGAAATAAGTCTAGGTAATTCTCTTTTTGCATCTTTGAGGAATTGAGATTTAGAAAATTTACCTTCTAAAATGGCATTATATTTTTCAGTTAACGTTTTCATCTAAATAATCTATAAGTTTAGTACTATAAGGTCTTTTTTTATTTTTTATTACTTTGTACCCCAGCTTTTCCATTTTTTTGGTAGCTCTGTTTTTAACTCCTTTTTTACCAAAGGCGTACTTTGATAAATAGCTACCTGCTCCTGCAGTAGTACTAAGTTCTTCTATTACTTCTCTAACCGCTTTTATTATAAAGCTTTTTTTCATAATCTTTGCATTTCTTTTACTAAATCGTAATATTGCATAAGATTAACTAAATGGTTATCTGTAATTTTTTCAGTCTTTTTAACAGGAACTAAATTTTTAGTTACCTCCTGTAGTTTAATTTTTATTACTTCGTCTTTTACTTTATTGTTAAATTTTTCAATTTTTAACTTAATTTTTTCTATTTCTTCATTTACTATTTTTTTAAGTCTAGTAGTAGAGTTAACTGAGGTAATAAATTCTTTTAAAATATTTTTTTGCTCTGGTAAAAGATTTTTATAGTTCTTGTTAAACTTTTCTAAAAGAATTTTGTAGGTTAACAATCTTAAATCTTTATCGTATTTAGAATACTCTTCTATTAAAGTTTCTTTTACACTTTCTTTTTCAACTTCTTGAGATGTTAAATGTTCTAAAATTGTAAGTTTATTACTTACTAAAAAATTAGGGCTGACTAAAGTACTATTATTCTGAGCTTCTAATAAACAGTAAAGAGCAGCTAAAGGTTTATAATCTCTTACTTGTATTCCAAAAAATTCATCTATATCATAACTACCTTTAATTTCAGATATTAAATTATATTTTTGATTTTTTAAAGTTTGCTGGTTTAATTTACGAGATATTTCTGTAATACTTGAAATAACTGTTTCAGCTTTATTTTGTGCTAAATTAGTATTTTTAAGTATATACTCGTACAACTTAAGTTCTTTTGCTAAAGTAGTTTTACCAGCAAAATACTTTTTTAAAATATTTAAGGCGGGAGATTCATTGTTTGATAGTGTATCAGCAGCTATTTGCTTTACTAGCAATTCATAAATCAAACCTGTATTCTTAAATTTCGAATGTTTTATTTTCATAATATACGGTTCCTATATATAAATATGTATTAGTTGTCTAAATCTCTTAATTGATTTTCATCTAATAATTTTGAGGGTTTTTCATTTTTTTGTTCAAAAATTATTTTCTTGCTGTTACCAAAAGAGTCTTTTATTTGATGGTATACTTGTTTAGCAGTAAGGTTATCTGATTCTTGCATATTTTCATTATCAGAAGGGAACCCTCCTTTCATGCCGTCAACTCCTAATCTGTCTCTACCCCCAATAGGGTCTTTATTAGTTCCATATACTGACATTTTTTCTCTAGGTCTTCCTCCTTCAGGTCCGACTTCATTATATCCAGATGGTATTTGACCAGGTCCACCTCCTTTTTCAGTAGCTGTTGCTCTTCTACCGTACATAGATGCTAAATCATGAGGAGTACCGTATGATCTACCAGATTTAGCTGGATCGTTTCCTTCTGCTTCAAGTTGAGATATTCTAAAGAGTCGTTTACTATCTTCATTAATTAAGTCTCTAAGCTCTAAATACTGATCTTCAGATAAGTTAAATATATTATCATAGATATAATCGGTTGGAAATAATTTAGAGTCTTTCATTTGATTTGCTAAATCAACTTTTTCTTTAAGAAGAGCTACTTTTTCTTGTTCAAAAATTATAGAAGGATTAGTTAACTTAATTTCAAAATTAGTAAGGCTTTCTCCTGTAAACCCTTGAGTATATAAATGGACTAAAGCAATCTTAGTTAGCTCAGATTCCATTATTCTCTGTATTCTTTCTACTGTTCTAGCAAATCTAATATCTTCAGCTGCTAAAGTAGCCTTACCTTGTAACTCTCCTTCATAACCAAAATAAGCTTTAGGTATTTTTAGTGAAGCGAAAAGCTTAGATTGTAAGTATCCAATATCATTTGTACCGTCGTAATCTAAACCTTTAGTAGTTTCTATTCTAGTAGAAGCATCTCCTCCTCTTACAGGAATATAGAAATCTTCCATCATATTCTGCATGTTAAACTTCAAGTTATATTGACCAGTTTTTGGATCAACATATGGAGTTTTTTTCATTGTATTGATAGTCTTTTGCATAAACTGATCAACTTCAGCAGGAGGGATTGAACCGACATTTACAAAGAAAGTTCTCTTTTCAGGAGCTCTCATTATACGATGAATTAACATCGCATCTTCCATTAAAGTCAGCTGTTTAAATATTTTTCTTGCAGGCTCTATGTAAGAACGACCATATGGTAAATAATTAGTATCTGATATTAATCTAAAGTGTGCTACTTCATAATTATCTAACTTGACTACATTATCATTTTTTGGCATATAGTAAGGATCAGTGGAACTTGCAATACCTTCTGGGTTGATGACGAATTCAACTTTAGCTGGATCATCTGGATCTTGTCCTTCGTGTCTAGACATATTATAAACAGTATAAGGAAGTACATTGTAAACTCCAAATTTTTCAGCAATTTCTAACTTTAAAAAGAAATCTCCGTACTTACACATATTTCTTGTCCATGACCATAAATTAAATTCTATATTTAAAACATCGTAAAAAAGGTTATAAAGAACTTTTTGAATATTCTCATCAGCAGATTTTATTGAAAGTACTTCACCATGATCGTTTTTTAAACTAGCTTCGTCACAGAGTATATCTAATGCTGAGGCTATTATAGGATCAGTATCCATAGCTTCATAGTCAGAGTATAGCTGTACTCTTAGAGTTTGATAGTTAAGATTAGGGTTATATAAATTCTTATTATTGTATATGTGTAGTCTGGTAAATCTATCTATTAAAGAATTAGTTTCAAAATTACCAGTAGATTGTATTTTATTTATATCAGCAACCTTGAGTTGATTACCTCCTATATTTCTAATAATTACATCGGTTGAGAACAGCCTACGAAGTCTGCCAAATAATGAAGTATCTGCCATTAGGTATTTATTTAATTAAATATATATTATAAATAGCTCATTTAAAGTAACCAAGATATATCTTCTTTACCAAAGCCATTATCTATAAGATAAGGATTATTTTGCTGATTTCCAACTGTCTTTATAACAGCTTTATTTTTAGCATTAAGATTCTGGAAAGATGATAGTTGAGCTCTAGCTAAATCCATTCCTTGCTGTCTTAATCGTAATGCAGTATCCCTGACATAGAGTGCAGTTGCACACGCTATAAGTAAATCATCATTATATTTAGTTTGAGCTTGAGGTTTACCGTTTTTCCAAACAAATACTCTCATTTCCCCAAGAAGGCGTTTAGATTGAATAGTAACTCCTTTTTCTCTAATATACTCTATCATTTTAGCTATTACTAAAGGTCTAGTTCTTACTGACATAGTAAATCCAGGTACTAATTTATCTCTTTCATATTTAGTCATATAAGATTCTACGGTTTCCATTTGAGATGTAGAACTATAATACAAATTACTATACTGTCTTTCTAATATTTGTTCTATAGTAGCCCACCCAATATTTGCATTTTCAACTACTAGAAGAGCTTCATTATATTCAGATGAGACTCCAACTAAAACATTACCGAAATCTTTAGGAGATAACTTACCTTTATACTCAGCTACTTGAGTACAAGTTTCTATATCAAATATATGAAATGCAGAATAATCAGTAGAGTCACCTCTAGCTACATCAGCTACTACCATATAAGATTTAGTGTAGTCTACTCCTTCCCAGATCCATAAATTTCCATCTACCCCTCTTCTCTCTAAAGGTTCTTTTTGATAAGTCTCTTCATAAAATAACATATCGTCTGGTTCAAATACTGTATCTCCTGAAGCTAAAAAATCACAATCACATTCCTGACCAGCCATACGAGGACCTAAATCTGAGTCTTGTTGTTCTCTCCAGGATTGATCTCTTTCAGGGTGAACTGTCCAAGGTAGTTTGATAGGTAAAAAACTATTTTCACCTGATTCTGCTTTGTCCCAAGTTAGATGAAACCAATTACCAATTCCATTTGGAGTTGATAAAGCCATACATTGACCTCCAGTTGCTAATGTTTGTTGAGCAGCAGTAAAAGTTTCATCAATATTATCTATAAATGCAGCCTCATCTATTAACAGTAAAGACACTGCTTCAGATCTAGCAGCATCAGCATTTGATGATTTTGCAGTTATTTTAGAACCATTTTTTAGTCTTAATGATAATTTATTTTTTTCAACTGCTGTAAGTCTTAACCACTTAGGTAATTGGTCGTACATAAACATAGTTTTACTAACTAAGTTTCTAGCTGTTGCTTGAGTAGTAGCTAAAGCTAATACGTTTTTATCTTTATGAAATAACATTAACCATAAACTATAAGCAGCAGCTAAAGTTGATATTCCTAACTGTCTTGATTTTAAGGTTATTATATAATCGTTATCTCTAAATAAATGAAGTACTTTTTCTTGAAAAGGGTATAAACTAAATAAAATACGTCCTCTAGTAGGGTGTTGAATATAACAGTATTTTTTCATAAAGTACGCCGGATCTTTAGCGCACTTAATATATTCTTGTGCGATTATCTTTTTTATATTCTGAGCCATAACTTATTTTTTAGCTTTATAATCACACATTATATGTGATGGATAAAGTTTACCTTGTTTATTTCTGATATTTAATTTAAAATTATATTTTTCAGATTCAAATACTATATCAATTCTTTTTCCTAAACCGCTTGCACCACCATATTGAATATTTATTCCTGAGATAGGTTGAGATGCTGCTTTGTTGTAATCATCTCCTACGAAGAAAAACTCAGTTGATTTTCCTCCTTTCAACATATAATAACCCGTCCCTATTCCGCTTTCAACTAAGTTAAATAATTTATCTTTATCGTAATCTTCGACATTTTCATGGAACTCGCTAAAATTAGTTCCTGATCCATCTTCCCTGTATTCGTTAAAAACTCTGCAAAATAATTCATTATCTATACCAAGAGTTTCTAAAAGGGCAACTCCTTTGGCTGTATCTATTTTTCCGTCAGAAAAATCGTCCTTAGGAAAAACATCTTTTGCTACACCAGCATTGAAAAAAGTTAATGTTCCTCCAAACTTTAAAGATAAATATATTTTTTTACCTTCTTTCTCTATAGTTAAATCTGTTAATGTATCAGCTATATTTTCACCACTAAAGCCAACTATAGGTCCTTTATCAGTAAATACTAAAGGTCTTTTCTTATTAGAACCTCCATCTTCTCTAACTGTAAAATTAGTTGGAGTTAATTCAAATTCATCTATAATTTCTTTAGTTAAACCTGAATGAGTATATTCGTTATTTCCTTCTTTAAAGTTATTAAGATCGGCTGCTATTTCTGCTTCAAAAGATAATCCTTTGCTTTTGACTCCTCTTCCACCTCTTGAACCTTCACCGAAAGTTATTGATAATCCATTCCATTTAAATACTTCATTAGGATCTTCTATCTCTATATCAAGTTCTTTTTCTAGATGCTCTATAAATGCAGCGTTATTTTTTAAAGACCTTGTAATTTTAGGAGAATTTTTTTTATTAGGGTCTAAAGCCAAAGGATCTTCTATCTGTAGTCCAGGAAATGACTTTACTATTTTAAAAAGCTCTCTAACTTTTAAATTAGATATTTCCCCTTCTTCTTTTGGAAATTCAGTATAAGCTTCTTTTAAATCAAACCCAAATAAAGATTCAAATACCTTTAAATCGTTTTTATTATTTATATCAGGATATCCTTTTTCAGTCCTATAAGACCACTCTAATATGACTTTATCTATTAGATTCATAACGTAAAATTAAGCTTCAGGTTCTTCAGCTGGTTCTTCGAAATCAACTGGTTCTCCTGCTAAATCAGCTCCGCCTTCTTCTTCTCCTCCACCTACATCTGCAGCAGGTGTTTCTTCACCTCCGCCAGCAGTATCATCTCCAGGAAAATCTCCTCCTCCTCCTCCGCCTCCGGAAGTATCGATAGGGTCAGCTGTTTCTTCTTCTCCAGCCCCAGACATTGGTCCTTCTTTATATAAAATATTTAATTTATCTAATGCTTGTTGATAATCATTTATTTTATCAATAAAGTACCTTTTACCCATTATTTGAGCTTGGAAAGTTTTACCAGTCCATTTTAAAATATAATCTTGACCATTTTTTAAGTTAACTCTAAAAGTAGTTGGTCTTGGAGATATCCAATCAATAGTACTAACAAATTCTTTAAAATCTTCAGTTTGTAACTTTATAATAGCTGCTTTTAAAGTTGGAAATTTAGAAAGCATTTGATCTGTTGCATCTTCTAATACGGTTTCTTTTGGAGCAGTTAAGTCTGGTTTTTCTTCAGGTTCTTGTTCGTTAACTTGATCTAATAAACTTTCTTTTAAGTTATCTTTTTTGTAACCGTCCATATTAGCTTTAGATATTTTTTGACCCGATTCTTTCAATCTTTCGGTTACTTTATTTATTCCATCAATAGTTCTTTTATCGTATTCTGCTGCTAAGAAATCGTTAAAATACTTATTCATATCAAAATTACTAGGTAAAGTCTTATTAGGATCTTGATCCTCTATTCTTTTATGCATATAGTTAATAAAGTTAGCCTCAACCTTATCATCAACAATTGCTGATGCTTTATCATCAATATCCATCTTATCTAAAAACGTATTAGTAGTTTTACCATCTTGTTTTTTAGCTAAAGCTCTAATAACATCTATACCTGTTTTTACATTTCCTAAACCGGGTATAAATCCTATAGCTGCATCTAATGCTCCTCCAACTTTTTTACCTAGTATTCTACTTTTAGCATCTTTGATAAACCTTTGTAAATTTCCAAAAGTCTTGATATTATTTAATCTACCTGGATTGCTATCTGTTTCTTCCTGCTCTAAAATAGAGTCAGAGTAGACTGTATCCATATTGTATATACCTCCTTTTTCAAAATCTAATGCATCAAGAATTTGCCTTTTAACATGTTTAGGCATATCGTAAAGTATATGCATTGCAAATTTTTCTCTACCTATACTTCTAGCTAGCTTTTCTAGCATATCACTTATTTTAGTGTCTCCGTATACTTTAACTTCTTTAAGGTTGTAGTTATTTTCTAGTAAAGTTTTAGCTTTTTTTAATCCTTCAGCCATTCTTCTCATTTTCATGAGATCATATTGCTTAGGATGATTAGTTCTCAAATATCTTTGAAGCTGTCTAAATAAGGTTTTAATATTTTCAAATATTTCTTTTGCTGCAGCATCATTTTTGACTGTGTCAACTCCCATTAAAACTTTTATATCCTTGATTATTTTAACAAATGAATTATAAAGTTTAGTATAAGAAGGTAGTCTAACTAATCTATGACCTACTGTTCCTGTTTCTTTTTTGTAACTTGTAGTAAAATAATAAGTTTCATACTCTTTATCTACATAATCTCTTTTAGGATCTCCTGGTGCTTTCTTTCCAAATACTTCGATTTCTTTAGAAAACTTTTTTTGCATATCTGCAGGAATGTCCTTCCACATGATAATATTTTCTTTTTTCTTAAAATCTTTTTCTAAATCGAAACTCTCTTGATCAGTGTCTTCATTCATATCATACTGATTTAGTTTAGCCATTACGTGGTTAATTTTTTTATCTAAATCATTAAGTATAGCTCCATAATCATCTGCAATTGGTCCTCCTTCAGGTTCAGCTTCTTGCTCCATATTTCTTAAAACATCTGCTCTTTCATCTTCTAGATCTTGAAGTTTTAATCTTAAATCTAAAGAATCCTCATAACTAATACCACGAGGTTTAGAAGCTTGTTTTAATTTATCCCTTTTCATTTTAGCTGCTCTTGCTTTTACTAAAGCAGGATCGTTAATATCAACTTCATTTAATAGTTCAGCGTAAGATTCTAATATGAGTTTTTCTAATTTATGCATATCTTATTTTTCTTTTCCTTCATTATAGTAATCCTCATCTTCTTCCTCTTCATCATTATAATCATCATAATCATCATAATCATCTTCTTCATCTTCAAATTCAGATTCATAATTAAACATATCTTCATTAGATTTTGTATAATTACCTTCTTTGCTTTCAATATAATCTAAAATTTTCTCTAAAGCAAATTTAAGTAATCTTTCATAACCATCTTCTGGTGCGCCGATTGCTTTATTAAAGATCTGGGTTAGAGTAGACCGTAAAGTACTATCTATTTCGCCTGACTGTGTTAAAAATGCATGAGCTGGTCCTGCTGTTTCTGCTCCATATCCTTTATAGAAGAAATCACCATCATTATACCAACGGTAAACAATTCTATTAATAGCTCTTAAAATTTCACCTTCTATAAAATCTGAATTACCAGAACTTGGAACTAATTCATCATATAAAGGTTGATTTCTTTTTTCTAACTTTTCTCCTACAAATTCATTTAACTCTTGACCTTTACCTACATTAGCTACCGCTTTTTCTAAAGCATCTTCTACTTGTCTTTTTTTACGAGTTAAAGATACTAGATGATCTCTTACTGAATGTTTACCTGGTTCAGATCCGCCCATATACATGTGATCAAGTCCTTTTTCTTTCCTGATATCGTTAAGTTCTAACATCTTATCAACTATCAATTTATAAACTTTCTGTAGTTCCCTTACTGAGTATTTATCTTTAGGCAATTCTTGATCTTCTATTGCTTCGTTTTTATCTCTTTTTTTAAATTCGCCTTTCTCTTCATTTACAGGCAACTGTCTATCTATATCGTGAAATTCTTGAGCAACATGAACTGCAGCTCTAGCAAATTCTTTTACATCGCTTCCATCTATTTGAATATATTCGTAGCCTCCTCCTTTTAATTTAGGAGCAGTTATTTGTAAAGCTATACCGTTTGGTCCTGCAAATCTTTTCATTGAAAACTTATCCCCTTCATACATATCAGTCCCTTCGTTTACATCGTAACTTAAAGGTCCGTGAACTACTTCAGAATCTTTGACGTTTTCTTCACTATCTAAATAATCATGAGCTCCGGATAGATAAGATTGAGATTTTGTAATTTTATTTTGCCACCATGAAGGAAAATCGACTTCAGCGTTGCCTTCGTATTTACCAAGAGCTTTATAAAGATTTTCAGCATCTTTAATAATTCTATAAAGTTGCTTTTTTATCATGCTTGGTTCATTATCTTCATGTCCTACGTCTATATCTTCATTAGTAGATCTAATTTTTTCTAAGTTTCTAAAATGATTAATGAAAGCTTCAATAAGATTAAATTCATTAATAATCGGGTCACCTGAAGGTTTTACTCCTATTTCAACTAATTTTTCATTATAACTAAAGTCTGCTATATGTAAATTGCCGTTTTCTATATGAAAAGAAAATTCATCTTCATCTCCTTCTCCTTTATACGTAACTAAAACATCAAAAGAATTAACTTGTAAACGATGAGCTTTCATTCTTGCTATTTCATCTCCTAATCTTATAAGTGCTTTTGCTAATGCTTTACCGACTGCTGTGGCAATAATAGGCATTTTCGTTCTATCGAATTCGATATCTTCCGGTGCATCTGAAGCTTCACTTTTTATAGTTACTGGTGTTTCAGGATTTTCCTCGGCAAATTTAGCAGCATCTTTTTCTTTTCCTTTCGGAAATTCAACTGCTTCTTTTAAAACTTTTAGTCTTTTTTCAATATTTTCTTTAATAATATTGAATTTTTCAACAAGAGCAGTTTTTTCTTCTTTAGAAATTTTACTGTAGTTAGAAATAGTTTGTAGAGCAGATTCAACTCGTACCAATCTTGATTTTAGTTCTTCGTACGTCATGTCGTATTTTTTTGTTATATAGCTATATAATATAAATAGATAATTCTTTCCTAATTTAATATTTTAATAGTTAACAATGGTAATTTAAGTATCTCTGTAGTGCTTTTGCATAATGAGTACCTTTATTTTTTAATTTAGATTTAGCACTTCTAACTTTACTACACGAAAGTTTACCTAATCTTTTTTTAAGAATACCGGGTTTTACTGGGTCATGTATACTTTTTTCGTTAAGTACTTCTCGTACTAGTTCAGTTAAATCTCTATAATTTAAAGCAGGAGCGAATGTTTGCATTTTTCTTTTTGCTGCTGCTTTAGTTTTAAAAGGACCATAGGTTTGTCTAATACCTTGACCTAACGCATCATCTTGATCGTAATAGAACTTATCTCCTTTTTTGTAGATAGCTCTATATCTTCTATTAACGTTACCTCTACCGAAACCTTTTCCTTCTTTTTTCATTCTTTTAGTTTTTTCTTTAGATGCTTCTTTTCTGCCTTTAATATAATCAAATGCAGTTTTCAATCTTTTTTTAACTTTAGGGTCTTTAGCTCTGCCTAATGCTGCTCTAACTCTTTGATGAATTAAATTAATTACTTGTGATTGTCTAGCGTGAGATTTATTTTTAAATGTAGTTTTAGATAATGTATCTACTATATCTTGTCTTGTAGAAAACTTTACTCTTACTGTGTCTTTTGGATTTTCATCAGTATATAATCTTCTACTAGAACCTTTAGGTTTTTTACCGGTTCCTTTTTTTGGATCGTCTTCTTTTAGTACCTCTTTAATAATATTAGCCAGCTCATTCTTCTTACTGAGGTAAGCTGCGATAGCCATTTGACGCTTTTTCTTTTTAGACTTTCCTTTAAACTGTGGAGCTTTAGATTTTGAAAAGTCGTCAATATAATCTCCTGCATCGGATTTTTTAGTTAAAGGCATTTCTTTTTATTAATTCTCTTTTAATAATGTTTTTCTTTCTTTTGAAAGAATCACTTTGATACATTTTTTGTAACTCTTCAGTCGGAGTGTTGTGAGGGGTATAATGTTTCCATATATACTTATTAGTCATTCTTCCTCGAGCATCTCTAGCATACTCTTTAGTACTTGGTTTTAATTTAGCAGGCATTAGCTTCTTGATTTTTTTGGTCCTTTTCTACACTTATATACTTTATCATGAGGGCAGAAATATTTTCCATGTTTACAGTTTAATTCATTTAAAGTTTCTTCTTTTACGCCTTTCCATATTTCTCCTCTTCTACATCTTACCACTGCTCCAGAAGCATAAGCAGATGGCCAAGTATCATATTTACGTTTTGCTATACGGGTACATCTATCATCTTTCTTTTTCTTTTTTTCAGAAATAGGTTTTCTTTCTTCTAATAATCCTACTACTAAATTTCTTATATCTTCTTTAGTAACTTTTTTATATCCTGATCCGTATGGTGCAGCTTTATCATTATGATTAAGAGCTACGTTTTCTTTTTTAACTGTTGCTTTCTTAGTATTTTTCACGACTGTTTTTCCTTTTTTACCTGCTTTACGTTTTTTCCTAGCAGTAGCAGCTCTTTGAGCTTTAGTTAAACTTCTAGCTTTAGCAGCCGGTAGACATCTATCCGGGTTCTTTTTATTTTTAGAAGTTCCGCAAGGACCAACTATATTACCAGCAGTACTAATTCTTACCCACTTTTCTTTTTTAAACCAATCACGAAGAGATTCTCTAATGAGTTCTCTCATAAAAGCATGTACGTCAGCAGGTATTCTTTTCTTTTTTCCCATTACTGAAGAATTTCAGTTAGTAACCTTATAATAACTGCAGCTAGACCTCCGAATAAAATCCACAGAGCTTTATTAACTCCATCTTTCCATCTTTTTAGGTCTTCAACTTCAGCCATTTTAGCAACAAAATCTTTATCCCCTGCTTCCATTTTTTCACGGAATGCAGAATTTTGGTTTGTTTTAACAATAACACCGTTTTCAGGATTAAGAAGAGTATACTTTAAATCAGTAATATCTTCTTTCATTTCTTTCATATCTTCTACTAGAACTTTAAGTTCTCCGTTAGGCATATGAGTTTTTATGTGGTTGAGCTCTTTAAGTACAGATTGGAGTAGTTCTTTCTGGGTCATAAGTTATAGCTATATATTTTAATATAAATATATACTAAT